AATCAAAAAAGCCCTAAATACCTAAGAAAAACGCCCGTGCAACACGAGCGTTTTTGATGTTTGGTATCCGGCGGCTACCTATTTTTTGTAGGATTCTAACGGTTTTTTCTTCCGTTAAAAGTGCCTGTTTGCCTGTGTTTTTGAAAAACAGGCTTTTGTGTGGTTTGAAAAAAAGGTTGCCAGAAAGTTGCCGGAAGGTTGCCAGTTACGCAGTAAAATATTTTTCAACCTTGAAATCCTTACCGTCTATATCGTTAATGAAATCTTTTGCAAGGCTGAAATAAAACTCCGGGTCTTCTCCCCTGCCTACCATTTCGGCGGTATCGTGACTGTCGTTGTAGTACATATTCATGCACAGATAGTATTTGCATACCGCCGTTATGCCCTTCGTCGCCAGAAACGCCTTGATGGTATCATAGTCCCATTTTTGACCGTATGGGCGCATACTCTTGACTATCTGCCGCGCCTCTTCGGGAGTTATCCGATATGCTATCTCTTCGAGGCAATACATTGTTTCTTTGTACACCTCCGGCAGGCGGTCTTTTACCGTGTACATCATATCAGAGAGCGCATCGGTCACTTCCGTCATATCGGTGTGTCTTTCGGATATCAGGCGTATGATCTCCTTAAAGCTCATTACTCCGCGCCTCCGTCAATGCTTGCAAGGCCGTTAGCGGGTGTGCAAGTTTTATTGAGCAGTTTAAAGCTGCCACCAGTGGCGTTGGTTTTGACGATGGTAGCATACCTGGTGCGGGTGCGTATAGCGCAGGCTGTGACCTGGGCGCAGCAACTATCTATCAGCGGGTACTGTTCCGTGCCGGTGCCTATGGTGACGAACACGGGCGCGGTTATAGTGGTAGCCGCCGGGATAGACTGAGCTACCACGATGCAGTATTTCTGATTATCGTTATAGTTGCCTGCCGGGAGGTTGATTATCAGCCCGGTTCCCGCCGTGAAGGTAACGGCCTGGGAGATTATAAGGTTGGGGCAGAGTTTGCATACATTTTTACAAGCCATTTTTTATGCTCCTTTCGAAAATCAAGGGGCAGCATACGCCGCCCCGATATATCACGGCATAGCCGGAATTAGCAGCAGCAGCCGCAATTATTACCACAGAAGGGAGAGTTCCCCGCGTTGTAGGTGTAACCGTTGGGATAGCGGACTACTCCGTACATGCGGTTATCCATCTCAAGGCTGGACACTTTGTCCCTGAGAGCCTGCATTTCGTTCGCCTGTATCAGGGAGCGGGTGGCCTCGGCCTCGGCGTGGATAGCGGTGGTTATGTCGCAGGTGTTCTGGTTCATCTGCGCTGAGAGGTTGGCTATACCGAGCCTCTGTTCACAGCAGCAGTTTGCGAGCTGGCTGGACAGGTTCCGGCCTTCGGTGGTGATAGCGTTGTTCAGCGCGAAGGTGGAATCACATATACCGTTGCCGATGTTAGTCAAGCGGTCATTGATCTGGCCGAAGTGCTGACCGAAGAGAATTTCCTGCTGAGACGCAGCGGTGGCATACTGTCCAAATTCGCCCTGGCGGTTCCAGCCGCCAAAGCCGCCGCCCATCATAGCAAAAAGTATGATAAGGGCGAATATCCAGAAGCCTCCGTTGAAGCCGTCAGTCTTGCCATCAGTTACCGCGGCTATATCCGCGAGAGAGGGCATATTATCCATAGTTCTAAAGTTCCTTTCGATTTATATTCCAATCCCGCGCGCGCTTCGGGTAATGGTCTATCTTAATTCAGAAAGAATATCCTCCGGGTCTACCCCGTATTGCTTGCAGGCCGCATAAAACATCTGTTTAGGGTCGCCGTTGCCTATCATCTGCTTTATCTTCTGCACTTGTCCGGGAACGGACATCATCTGTTTAGCCTGCGCTATCATTTGTGGGTTGAGTTTCCTCGGATTTCCTCCGCTTAGCATTTGTAGTATCGGGTTTGGCATTTATCATTTCCTCCAATCTGGCTATTCTCTGTTCAAGGCCGTTCACGTCGACAGGCGGAGCGGGTTTGTACGGGGTTATGCTGTAAGGTGAGAGAGAGGGGAACCCCGCCCCGTCCGTTGTTTTAAGCCACACTATGGGGGCCGTTTCGTCCAACAGGAGAACGGAGCTATTAGGGGGCATTTGATATGCCTTTGCGCCGCCCTCGCCGTTCACTTTGACTACTTCGGTTCGCTGATATTGGGTTTGCTGGTTAAAATAAGGTTGGTATGGATACACTGTTTCACGCTCCCTTCTACCTGAATTTTGGCATAAAAAAAGAGCCGACAGGATTGCTCCCATCGGCTATTTATCGGCTATTTACAGTGCGTTTTCAGTTGTTTTTCGGCGGCCTTGCACCGCCTGCGTATCTGGTCGTATTCAAGGGGTATTTCAAATTTAAGCTGGTACTCGCCCGTCAAAGCGTCGTATGGCACCCCGTCTAAAAGGCGGCGGGTTATCAGCCAGCGGTCTTTTTCGTTATGTATCCATTCGTGTATGAGTGCTTCCCACTCTGACCGGGGGCGGGAATTGAGCAGGGTCTTGTCCATATAATAAGAGGCCGCTTCTCCAAAAGCCTACACCTCCTTTATACAAGATTTGCCCCCGACGTTTGCCGGGGGCGTTTGAAAGGGAATTAAAAATCGTCCTCTTGGACGGGCTGCTGTTTGTTGTAGTTTGCTGAGGATATGCCCAGCACCGCGCCGAGGAACGTGTCAACGGCGGTGATGGTGCCGACTATCTCCTCAGGGTAAGGGAGCTGCCATATACCCGCGAGGGCAAAATAAAGTGTGCCTATGGCGGGGAGCCAGATCAGGGCGATCGCCTTGAGAATGTCGTATACCTTGTTCGAGAGTTTCATGTTTTTTCCTCCTTTAATTGTTGTGTGCTTCGAGCATGTCCAGCCGGTGGCGGGCGCTTTTCTGCGCCTCCTCCACACGCGCCACGCGGCGGTCTATGTCCTCGATCTTTGTGGCCTGCGCCCGCATATCGAGTTTGATATCGTCCACGCCGCGCTTGATGTAGTCCACGTCCGATTTAAGCGCGGTATCAATGGCGGTGTCGTGCGTAGCCGCATCAACCGCGTCCTTCCTTGCGGTCTTTATGTGGGCCAGCCAGCCCAGCAAAATGCCGCTCAGTCCCGTTACGATTGCCCATATCCATTCTTTGGTCATGGGTGCTCCTCCTTATTTTTTTAGTGTGCCTACATAGATTTTGCCGTCCACGGATACGGTAGCCTGTAATATGCCCGGCAGTTCCGTCGGCGCCATGCTGTGTGCCTGGCAAAACGCCCGTATGGCCGCAATGGTGTTTTTGCCCGCTATGCCGTCCGCGTCCCCGGCGTCATAGCCCAGAGCGTTAAGGGCGGTCTGCAACAGTTTGATGTCATTGCCCCGCATCATAGGGCTGGTCAGCTCGATTTTCTTTGCCACAGCAGGTGTTTCCTCCTTTGGTGCATCGTCTTTCGCGTCACCGGAGATTATGTCCCAGCGTCCGTACTCGTTCCAATAGGCGGGGCCGGAGGCGTTTATCCCCCGGAGCACAACGCCGTCGTCTCTGCCTTTGCTCTCTATGACCTTATCATTGCCCACGTATACACCTACATGGTAGATGTATTTGTACGTTCCGCCGCCGTCCTTATTCTTGTCCCGATACCTAAATACCAGGTCGCCGGGCTGAAGCTCGTCCCGGTGTATCCGCTTGCTCTTGGCGTACATGGTACGGGAGTTTACGCGCCCGGACAATCCTTTCGCCATGAGGAAGCCACATATCAGGCCGGAACAGTCAAAGGCGTACAGAGGGCTTTTCGTCGCCTTTTGCATATACCGTATGGCACGCTCCGCGTTGGTGCTCGACGTCTCCTTACTCCGTATCCACCTTTCGGGGTCGCTCATATTGGTTAGGCACTGCCCCCTCGCGCCCCAGACGTATGCGTCCCCGATGTGCTCACCGAGGTAGGATAAAAACTGTTGTACCAGTGTCATTTGCGTTTACCTGCCACAAAGAGGCCGAGGCCTATCAGGGAGAGGGAGACGGCATAGGCTATGATAGACACGTCGCCGGTCTTGGGTATCACCACGGGGTTTTTTGCAATGGGCTGTTCGGCGGGCTGTGCGGCGTTAAAATAATAAGTCTTGCTCACAGTCCTGTTTTTCTGCATGGCGTTGTAGAGTTCTTCGGCCGTGGTGGCGTTTTCGTATGCCATGTCCTTGACGGTTATACGGAGGGCGGCGGGCTGATCGGTAACTATGCCGCGCAGGTAATATGTGCCAGCCTCTAATCTCAGGTCGTTTGCGTCCAGCTTTACCCCGTCCAGCTCGATTATAAGTTCCATGTCGGTGAGGTCGTAAAAGCGGGGGATACCCAAGTCAACCTTGAGCAAAAACAGCTCGTTGTTGACGTAGGTCTTGGATACCGCCTTGCCGGTCTGATAGTCCAGCGCGGTTATATCCAGAGTTACGGGGTCTGCGGCGTAGGCTACGGTGCAGAGGCACAGCATGAGCATTACCGCGAGGATACAAGTGAGTTTCTTCATTTTGTTTTTTCCTTTCTATTTTAGATTTTTATGCAGCGGTTCTCGAATTTCTTATATGCATCGAGGTACACTTCGTTTTTGTCGCCGTTGTAGGTAATCTCGTAATACATACCATCGGGGAGTGTGGTGGATACAAGTGCCTTCCAATTCTGGAGGGTCTTGCAGTGCCAAACAACATAGGTATCAGTCATGTCGATCTCTATGCCGTCCGTCTTGTCGAGGTGCTCGTTTACATAATCCCTCACGATTTCACGAGCCTTGAGTGTGTAGTCCATTTTGTTTTTTTCCTTTCTTTTTTTTGTTTTTTTGATTATGAAAAAAGAGCCGTGCGGTTCCTTATTCCGTGTATTCGCTCCATTTGGAGCTTCCGGCTTTGGGCTTATAGACGGTGGATTTGATGTGCTGCTCGGTGCAGCGCCACATTTTGCCGTTGTAGGTAACTATGGTGTCTGCCTCGATCACCGTGCCGTCCTCGATGTCGCCCCATGCGGGATAGGTCACGGTCTGCACCGCCCAATATGTGCCGAGGTGGTCGGTGGGGTTTTTGCCCCGGCTGTATCTAAGGGCGACATAGCCGCCCTCAACGGTATCCCCGGCTATATAGCGGGTCTCAGCGTCCCACGGTGCGCCTTGCGTGGGGGTGGGGGTAAGCCCCGCCCGCGCCGCCGTCAGCACCTCTACAAGGTCGGTCTCGTGCGCCTCGATTTCCGCTTTACGCACGGCTACCAGCGCCATAAGTTCACTGCGCGTCATTCACGTTCACCCCCAGCTCCGCAAGCGCGTCTATATAGTCCTGCGTGGTGGCCTGCGCCTCATGCTCCGTCCAGCTCTGGACTATCTCTGCGCCGTTATCCTCCCATATTTCGGTATAATAATAGCCCTCCTTTGAGGGCATGGGGGAACGGGTCACGGGCTTATAGCCCAGCTCCTTTATTGCCGCATCGTCATTGGTGGAGAGGTGCGCCCCTGCGGGGTGCGTCACACCGTTGATTATAAGCGGCGACTGCAACTCAACCGGCAGGCGTAAATATTCGGGATACCCGTCCACCAGCTTGGCATAGTTTGTGTTTAACATTGTACCTCCTTTATAGGATTAGATTGTATGAGCCGTCTGTATTTGGTGTAGCATTGTAAGGTGTATCGGAGGGTATTGCAAAAGCGGGAGCAACGCCATCGCTATTATTAGAAGAGTTACCATAAACTGTAATCCCGCCCACATAGTCAACATATTTCACACCGCCATGGTAGCCGGAAGTATATCCCCCAGTGGAATATTGTGACGATAACCACCATTCCTCTCCATAACCATTTTTCGTTCGTATTCTGCTTGCATCGTTTTTGTATAATTGCAAACCTACTCCTTCCAATGCAACTTTACCTTCATAGGTTTGATTCTCTCTTCCGCTCATCATAGTTAGCGTTGGAACAAACATCTTACGAGTGATACTCTCAGCACCGGCGAGCGCGAACGTTACATCCATCATTTTATTACGGAGTTTCTGAGGCATTCTATTGTAAATAGTTGTTTTTACCAAATTGTCCAAAGTGCTGTTGGCGTAAAAAGAATACTCACCAAATTTCGAACTGGAATAAATGTTTTTCCTCACCAGCACTACACCGCCGCTAACAAGATTGTCCTTATCCGCTATCTCATAGTTAGGCGTACCCGCTCCACCGTCCGTGCCTACATTTATCAATGTACCAAGCGGTAAATCGGATATAGGCGCACCGCTGCCTCCTGCCATCATCATCCTGCGCCGTAAGGCAAACTGCAAGGGTATCATGCACTTACAACCTCCTGTATTGCCCACACGCCGTTATATACGTCAAATTCGTAGGTCTTGCTTGCCTCTATTGCCGGAGCCTCACCTAAATAGTTCGCCCCGCTCACAAACGACACCGCAACCGAGGCCGCCGTGCTGAATGTGCCGTGCGCCCAGCCGGAGGCGGGCGGAGTAAACACGTATGTGCCCACAGGAGAGGATACGTTATATATGGTGTTTGCCGTCAGTGCCGTGCCGCTGGTTGGGAGGGAGGAAGCGATAACAGGCGGGGTCAGGTAGTCCACACCGCCCGCGGCCTGTGTCACTTTGCCGCCCGCGCCTTTGAGCAGGCCGTTAATGTTGGTCGCGGTGTCGGCGGTTATCTCGTTAGGCCCTGCGGGGCCAGTATCGCCTTGTGCGCCCGTATCGCCTTTCGCGCCGGTTTCGCCCTGCGGGCCTTTGATGCTGACGCTTGCGGGGTTATCCAGTCCGCCGTTGTTGCTCCATGAGAGTATGCCCTCAGCAGAGACGGCAGGGATAAAATACGGGCCAGTGTCTCCTTTTAGACCATCCGCGCCCTTGGGGCCTTGAATACCCTGTGGGCCTTGCTCACCCGTATCGCCCTTCGCGCCGGGGTCGCCTGTCGCGCCTTTTTCGCCCTGCGGAATGCCGAACTCAAAATCAAATACCTTTGCGGTGTCCGCGCCGCTTGCCGTTACCTTTACGGTGGCGGCGGTTCCGGCAGCGAGTGTGTTTGCCGTAGCGGTAGGTGCACCAAACCCTGCGGCTGTGCCGGGGTCGCCCTTGGGGCCTTGCTCGCCTTGTATGCCCTGCAAGCCCTGTATGCCCTGTTCGCCCTGCTCTCCTGTGGGGCCTTGCTCACCTGTGGGGCCGCGCTCGCCCTGCGGGCCTTTGATGTTGACATCGGCGGGATTGTTCAGGCCGCCGTTGTTGCTCCATGAGATAACGCCCTCTGCGGATACCGAGGGGGTAAAGTAAGGGCCGGGGTCTCCTTTAACGCCCTGTTCCCCCTTTGCGCCGGGGTCGCCTTTCGCGCCCTTGGGAACGCCGAACGCAAAGGCGAATACCTTTGCGGTATCTGCGCCGGAAGCTGTCACCTCTACGGTAGCGGGGGTTCCCGCGTCAAGTGTAGTCACCGTGGCGGTGGGTGTGCCGAATCCGGCGGATTCGCCCGTGGGGCCTTGTTCTCCCCTTGCGCCCGTGTCTCCCTTCGCGCCGGGGTCACCCTTGGGGCCCGTATCGCCTTTAGGGCCAGTGGGGCCTTGCTCACCTTTTGCGCCCTGCAAGGGGCCGTTGTTTACCCACTTGGAGTTTACGCCGTCCCAGATATATATATCATACGGTTCGCCCGCGCCCACGCCGTAAGCGTCGCCAGCGGAGGGATTAGACACTCCGGCTTGTAATGCGGAGAGAGAAGCGTAATAGCCCAACACGGCAAATCCTTCGCCCGTGTCGCCCTTGGCTCCCTGTGCGCCCTGTGGCCCCCTTATATTGACTGTGGCGGGGTTTTCCAGCCCGCCGTCATTACTCCACGATAAATCGCCGTCAGCGGTCACAGAGGGCGTATAGTGCGCTCCTGCGGGGCCTCGTTCGCCCGTGGCTCCCGTATCCCCCTTGGGGCCCGTTTCTCCCTTGTCGCCTTTATCGCCTTTCTCGCCTTCGGGGCCTTGGGGGCCAGCGGGGCCAGCGTCGCCCTGCAAGCCTTTCTTGCCCTCCGGGCCTTGCGGGCCGGTAGGGCCTTGCTCACCACGGGGGCCTTGCAAGCCTTGTATACCCTGTTCGCCCTTGGGGCCTTGTATTCCTGCGGGGCCTTGTACACCCTGCGGGCCTTGGAGGCCTGTGGGGCCTATTTCACCCTTTTCACCCTGCGGGCCTGTGGGGCCTGTGGGGCCTGTGGGGCCTGTCGCGCCTAACGCCTGGGATACTAAGTCCTGCACCTCGGCAAGAAGCTGCTCCGCCACGCCGGGGGTGGGAAGATTGGAACCGGGAAGGTCGGCTATTATCTCAATGGGCCGCGTTCCCGTCCACTTGGCTATGATGTTCTTCTCATCGTTCGCCAGAGTGGCTAAAAGCGTGAGGTTCATCATACCCCGCTTGCCCGTAAACAGCGGCGTGATATGCCATGTAAGGGTTATATCCTCCCCCACATCTTTATACAGCACATACCTTGCTTCCGTGCCGTCCATGGGCCAGTACGCCTTTATGGTGAACCCTGCGGCGGCAAGGTCTACATCACGGGCATCTAAGGGTATGCTGATAGTGACGGTATCCGCCAGACTTTCACCCTCGATAACAAGGGACTGTATAGGGGTGGTGAGAAGATACTTTCCGTCAACCGTTATTCTGTGCATTGTTCGTCCTCCGCAAGTTTTTCTAAGGCCAGAATACAGCCTAATTTCGCGTCTAAGTCCGCTTTCGCTACAACAGGTATAGAAGTATTAAGTGTGCGTATTATCGCTTGTATAACGGCTTTCTGTTCGTCTGTCATTGTTCTAACCTCTTTATCCTTTCGTCAAGTTGTCTAAGCAGGCTATGTGTAGCCTGTGCGTCAGCCCAGAGAATAGCAGGAACGCGGTCATATTCCACCGATTCAGCCGTTACCTCCCGCGTTTCTTTGTCAGTTTGGTAATCTACCAGCCACGGAAATTCCGTTTCAAGCTCTTCGGCGATAAAGCCGTAAAAATAGCGGCCTTTGTCTAAGCCGCTTTTAGGAGTGTATGTGACCGCCCTCACTCGGTCTATCCTGTCGCTTACGCTGTCATACTCCCTGATATCGTGTATCTCTTTTTTATATTGTTTGGAAGAAGAAGTTATGCCAAGGGAATACCTACCGTCTGCCTGTTGAACAAGCCTTACGTTGGAACTACCACTGGCTCCGGGAGGATTATACATAAATATACGATCATCTATCAATGCACTATCCATGGAAATATTATTGGCAGATATACCTCCGTCAACGTATAGATAATAAGATATCATTGAATTATAGCCACCTGAGATTTCAATTCCGCCAAGCTTTATACAGCCATTATAAGTATCCGAATAAAGCTGTACTTTGGAGCCGCTCAAATTATCACCATTAATTGTAAACCCCGCAATCGTACCGCCTGATGCCTTAAGGTTGCCGGTGGTCACTGAGCCGCTTACGGTGGCGTTTACGCACGTCATTTTGCCGTTTGTATCTATCTTGAAGTTGTTGTTCGCCGTTACAACGCCGTTAAGGTTTATCTTTGACGCGCTTATTGATACCGCTTCCGAGCTTTGATTTATGGTGGAAATAATGTTGTCCTTGGTGACGGTACTCGACAACCCCTCGGCGGTTATTTCAAGCTGCGTCTGCATATTCTGCGTCCACGTGGTAGGCATACATACGGTGTTATCTACCACCCACGCCGAACCCGTGTAACGCTTTATTTCCTTTGTCGAGGGATTGTACCAGTATTCGCCCTCCTTTGCGCCCGTGGGCGTGGCAGTCTGATTGTATTTAGGGGAGATGACCGTCTGCCACGCGGAACCCGTCCATACCTTTATCTTGCCATCGTTGTACCATTGATACCCCGTGTTCGCGGTTTTCTGGTCATCGTCCCACCCTAAAGAGGGGTCGGTGTCGGATTCAACGGGGGTCAGGAAAGCTACCCGTGTAACCGTCTGTTTCATTCCCTCAACGGTCATTTCTATTTCATGGGCTGCGCGTCCGGCTATGAGCGTCCGGCGGTTCTCCGCGCTTATGGCGGGGCGTGAGGGGGAGCCGGAGCTTATGTACTGTATCCTTGCCCTGCCCTTAAAGGTCAAGTCTATGCGGTAAATGGGGAAGGTATAAGCCCCATCGTCCGTGACTACCTTTATCATGTCGCCCGCTTCCAAAGACCAATCGCCCTTTGCGTCCAGCTCGACAGGCGTAAACGCCGCAAAAGAGTTTAAGCGGTTATAGATAACCTCAGCATAAGGTCTTATCTGTGCATCGGTATAGCCATACAGCATAGGGCAGTCTATTATCTGATAGGCGTTCGTCCCCGCTCCGACTATTACGCCTATATCCTTTTCGGAAGCGGCTACTTGTAATTTGTCTATCTTGGCTACCTGATACTCCGATACCACGGCGTTATAATAGTCCGCAGAATTGGCGGTCTTATTAAAGGTGATATCGGTATCGGTGAACCACGCCAGTTCACATACTCCGCTTCGGGATATGCGGGCAAAGGAACACGCCGCCTCGGCTATCCATTGCAGAACTTCCCGGCAGAGAACATCTTGTGTCCTGAACAGCGGCGAATCAAAGTTTTTCCCCGAATTGGGGAAGTCTGCCGTTGAAGCGGGTACGCCGACATGAGCGCAAAGCAATGTGAAAATATTTTTTAGTGTAGTCGGGTACGAAAGAGAATTAAGAAAAGCATCTGCGCTCACATCGAACTTTACCATTCTGTCATGGGCGGTGATGCTTATTTTTTTAGGTTTTAGTTTATCGGGCTTTTCGGAGATAAACACGCCCAGAGGAACGTATTCGTATTCTTCCCCCACGAGTACGCCTATTGAGGCGGTGAACTCCGTACCGTCAAAGTTAAAAGAGGACAGCCCCCCGTCAAAGTTAAGGAGTTCTATCCCCAGCTCTGCGGAACACGCCGCGCCTATCGTCAGTTCTTCGTCCTCAAATGCCATGCTTGAATAGGTCAAGCCGGAGATAGAGAGGTTTTGTTCCGCTATCTGATTTTCGCCGAATGTCAGCTTTAGCTTTTGGGGCTTGCCCGACATTACGGCGTTACGAAAGCCTGTGCTTACTGTATACATTTTGCCTCCAATAAAAAAGACACCCGAAGGTGTCACGGGGGGATTCTATTTAAGTTCAAGTGTAATTTCGGTTTTCTCGTCTGAGAGACTGAAAAATCTCTCTATCACTAATTCCACTGGCAAAGTTGCATTTCGCAGCATGAAAGTCTTATCAACCCTTATTGGGGTGTCTGCCTTGACTTCTGTTCCCCATTCTACGCAATCCTTATTGTCATAGTAGTCTGTTTCTAACTGAATTCCATCTTGAAACGCCTTACAGTACGCTACTACATCAAAACTCGTTGGTTCATCGCCATAATTAACGAACTCGAAAACAACGTTTAAACAATCTTCACCCGAATAATTCTTGACTATCGAGTGTGATATATACGTGACCTTAAAATCTCCCTGGTCGAAAACTCCTGGAGTTTTTTCTTTCTCTCGCATTGTTCCAGAAGGCGTGTGAACTGGCTGCGGGGCGGCGCTGTTTTCCTTATTACTTTCCACAACACCGCTGATCTCGTTCTCGCTCTCTACGGAATAGTTCCGCTCATTTGTCTGCTCCGTTCCTCTCATACCACGTGTCAGCATTGACAGTAAAGAGAACACTATCAAGAGGCTTATAACGTAGAACCACCACTTCTTATAGAAATTCTTCTTATTGAAGCTGAGGAACGTAGTGATGAAGTAAGCGATTCCGAACATCAAGGCGAAGAAAGACCAAATAGACAGGTCGCCATATTGGGTCGAACCCGCAAATCCGATGAATGAGCCAATAATCCATATTACCGCTGCTATCAGGCTTCCAATAGGTTTCTCCCTTGTGCTTATTCCTACAATACCAGCTATCAGAAGTGAGAACGAAAGGAGGATACCGATCAAACCGCTTGCTACTGTTTCCTCTGATACCAAAGCTCCTAAGGAAGTAACGGCGCAAGATTGCAACATGGAGAATATAAACAGGACTATGCTTACGATTCCGAGAACAAGTTTTGTAGTGGAAACAGCTTTGCTCTGCTTAGGCTTCTTTCTTCTCCTCTGCAAAAGGTCTGTACCGCAATCGGGACAAAATCTTTTATCCGTGTAACTGCCACATTTCCGACATTTCATAACAAACCCCCTTAAAGATATGTAGTTTCATTATCACGCCTTTAGGGGGAAGTGTCAATACTCTATTACCGTCATGCTCAAAGAAATATACGCCTTGTTCTTATCACCTTCGGGGAACCAGATAATTTCTTCTTTCCTGTCGCCTACATAAAACGTGCCGGAATAGTTACCCGCAAGGGTTTTAGGGTTCGGGCAGGTAAAAGGAAAGCTGTCGGAATCGACAGCCTGTAATATCGCCGAGCACAACTCCCATGTCAGCACGTCCCACGACAATTCAACGGTCAACTTCTGCGCTACCATTGTTCGGTTGAGTGTGCCGGAAGCGTCTCTTTCAGCCTCCGTGTCAAGGTCAGCGAGCGTCATATTCAGTTTAGAGGGGTCGGGGAGCGTATAGCTCCCCACCTTTAAGCCTATATCATATCTATACATCACACGTTACCTATGGCAATATTGTTCATATTGACCGATTGATTGATTATCCTGCCCAGCTTCGCAGAGGGATACAGTGCTATCTCCATATCCTTATCCGCTATTCTCTTGAGCAGGGCTATAATGGTTTGGGTATCCTTATCGTTCAGCCCGCCCATTATGGATTGCAGCTTATCAAGGGGGGCTATGACTTCGGGATTGTTCTTGGCGTTGGCGTATTCGCCCACCTGCGCCAACGTGTCACCATACACCAGACCGCCTTTTGCAAAAGCGGGAACTCCTATGCTCGTATCAACACTCAATGCGCCCTGCAAAGATTTAGAAATATCCGCCATAGACCGCACGGCAGCGGCCTTTCCGCGCTGGATGCCTTGCGTCATGCCCGCCATAATGTTTCCGCCTATTCCGGCGAATACCTTTGAAGGAGAGTGAATGCCGAATACGCTCTTTGCGGCATCTATAACGCTTCTAAACTTGTCTGTTACCCAATTTTTGAATGCAGCCCAGGCGTTATTTATGCCCTGCTTGATACCGTCTATAATAGCGGAACCAACTTCCTTGAGCTTGTTAGCCGCGCCGCCCACTATGCCGAACGCGCTCTTAATCGCATTCATTATGGGGGTGAAGATATTGGTTACTACCCATGCGCCGATTGTGGCAAGAACATTTTTAATACCTTCAAGCATACCTTGAATAACATATCCGCCTTGTTCCGCCATGACGGTGGAGGGAGAGTGAATGCCAAATGCCCTTTTGAACCCTTCGATGAACGGCCTGCATATATGCTCATATATCCATGTGCCGATATTGACGAGAGCATCTATGATACCCAAGAACAGGCCAGCAACAACATTACCTCCGGCTTGTTCCATAATGTCCCTCCACCACTCCGTAACGCTTTGCCATGCAGGTTCTATCAGCCCGACAAAGAACGCCGTAAGGCCGCCGAGAGCCGCTCCGATGCCTTCAAAGAGCTTATCCACCAGCCCGTTCCAGTCAATGGTTCCTATGAATTGCGCTACCTTGTCGCCCAATTCCTGCCAATTTACCGTTTCAAGCGTCTGAATGGCAACGTCAAACAGGCCGCGGAACTTAGCATTAAGCATTTCCGCTATGAGTGCCACGTCAAGATTTTCCACCCATGCGTTTATAGCATTTCCTAATCCCTGCCCTAATCCCGCCCAATCGGTTTGCGACCAGAATGTATACAGAATATCGGTTATGGCGTTCATGCCGTCCGCTATGGTTTTGCCCATCAAAGACCAGTCAAAATCGGCTATAAAGCCGTTCATGCCGTCCGTAATGGCCTTCATTATCTCTACACCCTTAGGCCGTAGGGTATTGTTTATCCAGTTATCCAGAATAGACATGCCTTTATTCATGCCTTGGGCGATTATCTGACCCACGCCATACCAATCACCTGCGGCAATAGCGGCTTTAAGTTTGTCTATCCATTTTGCTATATCAGTCGGGAGAATATCGGCTATATCGGTTTCCTCGAACATCTTACCGATATCTCCGGCGCCACCACCGCCGCTGTCCTTTTGCTGCTGGATAAGGTTTATCTGGTCAAATCCCGCAAGAGTGCCTTTTAGTTCTTTTGCGGCCTTGCTGGATTTATTGAGGGATTTAGCGTAATCCTGCTGGACATAAGCGGCTTTTGTGAAAGTGCTTTGCCCTCTTAGCTTTGCAAACATCGCGCCTATCATATTGAACAGGTTAGCTATTGCCATCGTAACTTTTGTTATAACAGGCATAATGGCTTGCAACGCGGGCAGGAATGCGCTTGCGATAGAGTTCTTTGCATAAGTAAATCCGCTCTGGAGGTCTGATAATGTGGCATTAGCCTTTTGAGAGGCCTGCGCCATATTCTTAAACCCTTCCTGCACACCCATTATTACGGCGTTTATGCTTCGCCATATAATCATACGGGACAGGATTTTGCCGACCGCTTTACCTAATTTTGAAAAAGACCTGTGTGTTTTGGTTGTCACGCTTTTTGCTATGGATGGCAGTTTACTAAAAGACTTCTTGATTGAAGAGCTCATTTTAGTAAACGCATTTGCGCCTTTCTTGGCTGCTTCTTTTGCTTTCGCTACCAGTTTAGAAAATCCGCCTCCGCTGTTGCCTATTTCTGCCTCGGCCTCCTTGGCCTTTTCTTTCATCTTCCGTATCTGCTCGGTCACAGACAGGATTTGCCCCCGGACACGTTCAAGCCCCTGCCCTGTGCCGCCGCCCTCGGACAGCTTTTCTTCCACGCCTAAGAGCCTTTGCAGCTTATTATAAAGCTCATCGAGCTTCATGTTGAACAGCTCGGCAGTATTCGCTTCCTTAACAAACTTTTCCGCTAAGTCACGGCTTACGGGCTGGGCTTCCTTCGGTACTATGGCTTCCGCTTCGGCTTCCGGGTTGCGTCCCTTATAGGCGTTCGCCCCGAATCCGGCAGGAACCTTGCTCATCGCCTCGTCTAATCTGCGCTCTACTTCCTCGGCGGTCTCCGCGACCTTATTTAAGGATTCGCATTGCCCGTCCGCCATCTGTTCAAACGCATTGCTCTGTTCGCTTGCGCTGGCGGATATTTTGCGCGTCTTTTCATTGAGCATTTCGGCTGCCTGTGCGGCTTTCCGCTGCGCGGCTTCAAGCGCAAGGTTTGACTTGGCTATATCGTTCGCGTACTTCACCCTTGCGGCTTCGGTTTTAAGCGCTTCCCTTTCCGCTGCGGCTTGTGCGCGTATGGCCTTCGCGTTCTGCATACTGCTTGCCGACTGCTTTACAAATCGGTTAAGTCTGGTTTCCAGCTCGGTCAAGACCTTCTCGGCGGTTGAAGCATCACAACCGACTAAAACTTGTAATTCTTCAACGACCACGGACATATCCTCCGAATTTATTTCTTATTTCGTCTATCCTGTTGTCAAGGCTCCGCTCCCACGACGCAGGAACAAACAGTTCTTCGTACTTCGGCAAATCGTGCTTGGACTTGGAGAACATATTGCTTATGTTGGCGGCAATAAACCTTGATACCAGCACGCTTGAATAGTACATTTCCCTGCATTGGTTTTCCTCGCGGGCTTCGATATAGTCTACAATATCGGCGGGTTCATGCTCCCAAAACTGGTTTGGGAGCATTCCCGCCATGCTTGCACGTTTGAGCAAATCGTAGATTATATCGGTGAAGTCCTTTTCAATGTTTTTCTTAACGTCCTCGAACTGCTCTCTTAGCGAACAACGCTCTTTGCCACGTCCGCCGCCGCCGCCGTTATCGCCTCGGTCATTGCCGCCGACATATCCAGCTTGTTTAAGGGCTCTCTCATATAGTCCTGAATGCTCTGCCCTTTCAGGTCTACACGACCGAAAAAACCCATACCATAAGCGAAGTTCACCAGCTCGGTATAAATGTCCTCCATGTAAGTGCCCTGCTCCATGAGCTTGTCAAACTCGTCAAACACTGCCTGCTTATTCTTGGGCTTGGGGTTTGCAAACGACATTACCACATCTGCAAAGAAATCTAAATCGCCCTGTTCGTAAGCGGTGAGGAACTTTACTTTGAGATTAGGAGCACCTATTTTCTGTTTGAGGTCGCAATAAGCCTTGCAGGAGGCTTTAAGTTCAAATTCACCGATATTCATGTTGTTCTCCTTTATACGGGGGTAGTTACGGTTTTGCCGTTGAACAGGTCAACATAGGAAGTCGTTTCGCCCTGGAATGCGATATACACGGAATCGCCGACAAGGTTGACGGAGAATGCGCCCGTCTGGGCGTTGTTCGCCTGCTGTCCGCCCGCGTACATGGATACGACCTTGCCCTTGTAAAGAATACCGGTGCCGAGCTTGGTAGCATCGGAAGGGATTTCGTACTCTTCGTAAATCCAGATAACATCACCGACCAGAAGTCCCATCTTCGCCATATTGCCGGCCTCGGCGGTGAAGTCGGGAACAATGGAATACTCGAATACGGGCATTTCCTGCTGACCGGCAAGGTTACGCACGAAATATTCAGATATAATGTTTACGGAAACCTCGGAGGGTGAGCCGCCCTTATCGGGGGTCTGGGTAAGACCGGCTATCTCGGTCTTGTTTGCCATAGTGTAGGCGGTATCATAAAATACGCGCTGGCCTACGGAAGCTTGATACTGTGCCATATATTTCTCCTTTTAAAAAGTTTTGGTTTTTTTGAAATAGACCACGTTGACGTGCCATTTGCCGCTTGAATCGCGGTATGGCTCTGTCGTGCGGGTCTTTATGTAGTGTTTTTCCAACATTGCGGCGTGGAGTTTGTCAGCCAAATCGAGAACGCCCGTAAATCCCTTGGTGCTTATGTAGGTCTCACCCCACACACCACATCTTATTGAGGTGGCGGGAAGCGCTTCGCCCTCTAAGGATTTTACCGATGTCTCCTGTGTGATGTTCAATGTCACGATAGGATACCTTTCGGGGGTCTCGTCAGATTCCGGCTGAACCTCAACTTTAAGTTTTTTGTTAAGATACTTCTGAGCGTCCTTATAGATATTCGTCATAGCAGTTTCCTTATCTCGTCCGCCACGGACTGAACAACAAAATCCTTTGCCGCGTCAAAGGCGGGCTTCATATAGGGGTGAGGGTGTGCGCCATAAACCTTGTAGAACAGTCCCTTCTTGCTTAGGACGGTCTCAAAGTTGTACTTGCTCAGGTCTGCCATGCTCTCATGGACATACCACGGGATTTTTGCCGAAGAACCCAGCTCGTTATAAATACCCGTACCGTATTCCAGCGTCATAGCCTGCGGGATAGCTGCGGTATGTACCTTCCCCTTTATGGCTCCCGTTTTCTCATCGAAGATGGTAAATTCTATCGAATCTTTCAATTCCCCCGAATCAACGCGAACCATGGAGATAGCTATATCCGCCATTTCCTTACCGCCGCTTTCTATGCCTTTTCGGATAGCGGACTGAATATCCGGCCTTTCAAATCTCCGTATTACCTTGACTTTTACGTTAAACATACTTCTTTGCCGTATATGTCGCGAACCCACGGGCGGAGTTGACAGATTCCACAATATAGCTTGGCGTTTCCTGCGGGTCATTCAAGCAGATTCCGTCACCCTCGACTATCTGAACAGGCCCGTCGGAGGGGTCTTTGCAGATTTTGATATATTCCTTGATACGTTCGCCGTACATGGCTATATCCTCTGCGCTTCCGGCAGAGTTAGCCACAAGCTTATACCGTCTGACTAAGGCCCACTCCGAAACAACAGTCTGCCCGTTCATAGTCTCCTTAATGGGGGCAAGCACATAAACGTCCTTCTTATCCTTCGCTCTCATATACCGCTCCTAACGGGTTCATTTTGCCTTTTAAGGCCTGTTTAAGGTTCTCGGTGATATCTATATAGTTAGTGGACACTCCCGCCGCTGACTGGGAATTAAAGGCTTCTGCGCCCATCTTCCCTATCGCCTTTACCGCCGCGTCCTCTATATAGGGCTCTAACCACTTTGGAGGCTCCTTGTAGCGGGTAATGGCACACGCTACTGCGGTATACCGCTCCAAAAACATCAAGATAACGCCATCCGGCGCACCCGTTTGAAGTTTTACGTTGTTTACCATTACCTCATTCATTTATTCCTCCTTCTTGGGGCGGCCCCGCCGCTTGGGTTCTTCTTCCTTAAACTCTCCGTCGTGTTCGTATCCCAGGGCGATAAGCTTTCTTATCGTCGCTTCGTTGGAAGTCTCAAAAAGGCCATGCACAAACTGTGCTATGGCCTTATCTTCCTTCACATCAAAGGGGATACTCGTTTTGTTCCCCTGATAAAATTTCATGGTTATTCAGTGGTGAGGTTGGTTATCTTACCGTGGAGCCATTCAGGGCCGTAGTTCAGACCTACCTGTCCGAATATCTCACCCTTCTTGCCCGCGCCGTTCTTAGCCAATTCCTCAAAGAAGAAGTTGCCCTTGCCGGGGGTGGGCTGCTCTACAAGATGCACTACATCACGACGGAAAAGAAGTATCTGGTCTTTGGGCATGGCGCGGGAAAGGACTATGCCCACATCGCCGAAGTCGGTGATAAGGCGGGTCACGTTCACACCGGCCTCCATGCGGGAATCCGGCATCTGCATGGAACCCTCATACAGCGCGGAAATAGCCGCCTTCTGGAAGGAATTGCACATCAGTATCATGCCGTTCACGTCGCCGCCGTTGTCGAAGATGGACTTGACCAGTGACTTTATCATGGCCTTGGTCAGCGCGGCAGCGGTAGAACCTGAACCCTTCGCGTCTATGACGTTGGTGGTCAGCGCGGTAAGAATACCACGGGACTTGTTGATGGTAGCATCAGTGGTAGCGGCGTTATATTCGCCCTGCAAGGAAGTGAACTCTATATCGTTGGCGATATTGAGCATCTGGCGGGAAATCTGCCAGTTCCACTCGTCGCCGGGGTTCGCCTGCTGACCGGCTATGTTGATACCGCTCATAGTACCCATGTTAGATTCCTTGGCATAGGAAATCTCACAAGCCCTCTGGTATATCTGGGTCACGTTGGTATGCTGGGTACGGGTTATCTTCTTGGTGTCAGGCGCGGTCATGGATGCCTGCTCGGATATGGCAGGCTGGGAGGGAGTGTCAAGGGAATACTCCTGATCTACCGCGAACTGAACGTGATTGGTGTACTGAGGCTCCGCTATAAGGTTTATAAACGGGGTCTGGGTGTTGCTCTTGGTGTAGAGCAGGCCGGAATAGTTAGGTACTGCAAAACTCATTATAGGGGCGTTTGCCATGATATTTTCTCCTTTAAGTTAAGTCTATTTTTTTTGATTGCGCGAGGGTCATAAGCTGCACTTGCTTAAGCATATTGCCCGACTTGACAGCTTCCGCCCACTCCGTTTTGAGTTGAGCGGCTTCGTTCGCCTCTGCCCCGGAAGCAGGGGGTGTGCCGCCGCCCAGAAGGTCAGTTTTCGCTTTCTGCTCCGCCGCGATCACCTTAGCGGACAGAAGCTTTACGATGGAGTTCGCAAAGGCCGTAGCCTTATCCGCCTCCGTGAATGTAGGCATTTCGGGGAAATCGTCCTCTTTCAGCCCTGCTCCGGCAAATATCTTGCCTATTTCAAGGCTGCAAATCTTAGTCTTGTATTCGTTCTCCGCATCCTTTGCGGCTTTTTCCGCTTCGGCCCTGCGCTGCTCGTCCGTCATTTCCTTCTCCTTATAGGATTTAAGGTTCCTCGACAGCTCGGCGGCCTCGGAGGCTTTTTTATCGAATACATCTTTTTTTACATATCCTGTGTAATCAGGTGTAAATTCATAAGAGGAATAAAGCGCAAGCTTTTCCTCGGCGGTCATATCTTCCCGATAGCCTTCCATTTTGGTAATGTCTATTTTCATTTTTTCTCCTTTGGGATTTATGTCTTCTCTGACAAAATGGGATTTATGCCTTCTCTGGCGTAAAATAGCACCGGCAATTAGGGTGTTTTGTCGGTATTTTGTCTATTGGATAAATTTTTCCGTTGCGTTCTTCACACTCTTTGCAAACTTTTTCATCGTTCTGTGTGTGCCACTTGATTTTTTTATAACCGTTGTCCTTAAAGGCCCTTATCACGGTCTTATCTTCAACGGTGATAGCGAATTGGTCTGTTTGCCACGTCACATAGTTCAATCCCCGCGTGAAATCCTGCTTTATCGGGGGATAATTGACGGTAGGGGGGTCTTTGCCGGAGTACTCGGCATCTGCGATTATAGATTCAGCTAATCTTGCCCCCTTTCGCTCCAGTTCTTTTGTGAAAACATATTTAACAACAGGGTCGTAATCGTCCAGAATACCTATTACCCACGCTTCGAGTATCCTATCCGGCCCGTTATGGTCTGCGTATGCTTTCTTGGCGATGTCTAAATACGCTTCTTCGGACAATCTCAGGATTTTTCTGTACAGAAGATTTATCTGGTCGATTACCTTTGTGTTGGAATCAATATAAAAGAGCGTTTCCTTAGTTTTCAGAAACGCCCTCGTTATTGTTTTTTTCAGGCTCTTCGCCCGTTCGTCCCCGTACTCGTACATTCATTGCCTCCGCTATTTCGTTTGCCTCCTGCTTATCCTGTTCAAGCTTCCGCTGATGGGCGGCCTCGGAATCCTCCACGAAAGACACCATATCAAGAATGTCCTTATCTGAAAGTAGCCCGGAGCCCTTGACTTGGGTCATAAATTGCGCCTCGTCCGTCATAGAGGAAGGAATATTCCTTGCGAACGCCACATCTAACACTTCCCAATTATAGTGGTTGGCGGTTCCCTCATTCATCAGCGCGGTTATCTTCTGCGCCCTGCCCTCCAGCAGACCTTTTTCAAAGTTACGCTCATACGCTATTATCGTGTTATCCATACCGTAGTTCTGGTATCTGACGGCCTGGATATTCTGGTAGACTTCGGCAATTTCCGTGGGATTAGTCTGGCCTAAAGAGGCATATATATCGCCAGTCAGAATGTTGAAGTACCCTTGAATGGATTGTATATCAACGTTCTTTATCAGCCATTCAACCTTATTATCCTCGCCTAAATATAAGGTCTTGAACTTGGACAGCCTTTCGTGGAGTTCTTCTTCGTCCTCATCGGTTTCGGGCTGCATGTAGCCAATCATAAGAAGAATGGCCTCATCGTTATATTTAAACGTGTTGGAAACGTTGTTCAGAATGGCGTTTCTCGCGTGAACCAACGGAAGAACCTTTTCAAAATACCCCTCCCTGTTTGGCATGGGGTATTCTACAATGGGTATGCCACAGGTCTTAAGCAGCGCCATTTCGGAAGCTGTAGCGGGTTCTTCCCGAACGTTGCCGTCAAATATATACTTTGTCCAGCGGTCATCCGTAATCAGTTCATAGGTCTCATAATTTCGATTGTCCACGAGCGAAAAATATTCTTCTCGAATGATAAAAGCCGTGGGATTGCGGTCTATGGTCTGGTCGTGGAACAGCATTGCTTTTCTGGGATCCACGGGCTTGAACTTTGGAGCTATCAGGCCGTCCCTTTTAGAAGCGTATATCCGTTCGTATGCCGTGCCGCATATCAGCGCGGAAGTGGCAAGCCTCATATTCTCCTTGTCCTCGTGGTTCCGGCGCATTATCGCACGATAACGGTTCAAATATGCGTCGTCCCTCGGATTCTTATCGGGCAAGTCCTCAAACTGCATCTTAGGCCGCCCGGCAACATCGGAAGTCTTTTTGACTACCGTATTCGTCTGAACGTAATATTTGCATGGGGAACCTATGAAGTATCCGGCGGCTATATCTACCGCGTATTTAGGGATAGGGGAATATATGCCATTCATATCGGCGCAGTCGTATTCCTTGTACATATCGCACCTTTTCAGAATGGAATCCTCCAGCGCACAGCCGAATACGGTCCTTATGTTATCCCCGTTTATCCTGCGGGCTTCCTCCCGCGTTAAAATCATTTCTGTCACAGTATCCTACCTCCGCCGATAAGCTTAGTACCGGCAAATATATCATATCCCAGGGCATACGAAAGCGCGTCTATGCCGTGGTTGTCCGCGTCCTCCGGTATGTCTAACTTCTGCCCGGCGGAATCCGTTTTCCACCGATAAACCTTAAACTCTCCTATCAGGTTCACGCATTTCTGGTCGATTATTATTTCATAGTCGTGCAACCAGTCTATTCTTCGGGTGATAGCGGACTTCGCCCCCTTGGCTTTGCCCTTCTTGCACTTGTCCGCATGGATACCCATCTCTTTAAGTTCTTTGATACGGTCAGGCTCCGCCGCGTCACAGTACACTACATGGCCCAGCGCCTTATTGTAGATCAGCTCCCCGTATTGGCGGGTAGTGACCTCGTTCACAAATAATTCATCAAACACATATATCTTGTGGTTATGCTTATCCAGTGAACACTTGACGAAAGCGCAGGGGTGATTGTATCCGAAGTCGCTCCCGACACGGATATTCCTGAATTCCCTGCCGGACAGGTCTGCAATATTCCAGTGCTTCCCGCGCTCGAACACGGTAGAACCCAATCTGCCAAAATTCCCTAAAGTATCTACCCATAATCTCTGTCCGGTTGATTGCTCCCTTTTCTGAATATCTTCCTCGGTGAGAAAACGGTTGTCGGCATAAGTCGTTTTCAAAATAAAAACATCTGAACCTTCGACCACACCTCTTGCGGTCTTGTCTTTCAGGGTCAAAGCCTTCAGTTCGTCTATCGACTTCACATCGGGGTGATGCCACAAGGGTTCAAAAAAGACCTTATAAAGCCAGTGCGTTTCAGGAAACGGGTTGAACGCCATTATTATTCTCTTGTTCGGCTGCGGTAATCCTCTCAACTTCGCGTCCTTATCAATACCTCTCAAACAGTTGTCCAGAACCTCAAACGCCTCATAAGAAGGACATTCGTCGCCTTCCTCCATGAATATGTCGGTCAGTATACCCTTCTTCGGCTTCAATGACTTCAATCTCCGCGTTTCCTCCAGCGCACCAAAGATTATCTGACGGCCATTATACAGACAGGTAATAGTCATGGTGGACTTGTCTACCGAAAACTCGTCTGTAAGCCCCCATTCGTCTATTACAGAGATTATTTCATTGAAGCAAGAGGTTCTTAAGTCTACCTTGTAATAACGGCACACAAGCCAATTATGGCCGTTATAGGTATCGGCTACTATCTCCCTTACAATGTGGTTCGATTTGCCGGAGCCGCGTCCGCCGAAGATGAGCTGCACTCTCGCTTTCTCATCGAGGGTGCAGGCGTACACATCGTTGAAATCGTCCTTGAGGATAAGGCGCGGTTCACCGTTACGCAGTTTGAAGTAATAGACCACATCGTTAGGGTCAACGTTATACTTGGCACAAATTGTGTAAATGTCCATTTTGTGGGGGAGAAAAAATGTGCGGGGAACTATATGTTTGGCGCGTCCCCCCTACAAAAACCACCCCCCATGGCACCCCCCCTCCGATTATGCAGCATATACATACATTTTTACAGTGCATAAACGGGGTTATCCAGCAGCACTTTTGTATATATATACACAGTATGCAGGTACTAACCCCGTATTATACGACACTTTATACATTTTATTTTATAACTATTCGTTAAACTACACTTTAACGTATAGTTGGGCCGGAAATATGCAGGATATACAGACGCTATACATCACCGTCAGACCGTCCAAAACCGCCCCTAACCACTCTATCAGCGTCGGCCTGGGCGACCTCTACCCGCACACCGTCAACGTCCCCACAGCGGCTCAAAATAGCCAGGGCGGCAGCCGTAGAATCCCGTGCATAGGGGGCATTTAGGTTTTTTTGTAGTACAAGTTGCGCCCTTGCCCTCATGCGCTGGTAGAACTTATCATCCTGCGCGTTGCGCAGCGCGGTTTGCCTGTCCAGCTCCTCCGCAAATAGAGGGAACTCGTTAAACCACCGTGTAATATTGGACTTGTGCACCCCCACCTTTTGGGCTAACTCCGACTTAGTGTCTATATAATGGGTAGTGCCGTCCTCCTGCTCCTCGCCCCATACCCACAGCCGGATTGCTCGTTTTTGCTCTTCGGTCAGCTCCGGTCTCTGTCGGGGCTGTCCTCTATAGTGATCCTTACTGCTTGCCATACGTTACACCTCCTCAATCCGCAACGGTAATCTATTTATTGCGATAGTTTATCCCCCTTTATAGGGGGACTTTGACAACCGTTTTAATTTTTCTTTTTTTCTTTTTTGCCCCTGCGGGGGGTCGGTCTAATACTCCATATTGATATTATAATAGGTATTTACCCCCACCAACCCCCGCCCCAAAAGTATTTGCCTTATTATTTTAGTTTGTCTATCTTTTTGATTGACTTTTTAATCTGACAGGTATATAATATAGACATAACAAGAGAGGAGCACACGACAATGACAATCATCAGCAGCCAGCACTACATCAACCCCGAAAAAGTAGCCGAAAAAATAGAGCAGCTTACCGCCGCCGGTGCTAAAAGTATCATCGTCCCGTGCTCCTATGTTGGCATAATCGACGGTGTAGAGTATGCTATGCAAACTGACAAGCACCACACCCTCAGCGCGGCTCGGGAGTTGGGTTTGCCCGTTGAGTACGAGATCACCGATGACCCCGAGGGGCTAGCTGGTATTGATTTGCTGGAGGCCCGCTACTATGACGGCGATTATTACGACGTAGAGCGCAGTAATCCCTATTATGACGAGATCGTGACGGTTTGGTAAAAACAAAAAAGGAGGATATGGAAATGGTACATTTTAACACGTATGACGAGGCAGCGGAAAATTGCCGTGGTGATGAGGTTGTGGTTGAGGTTGACGGCGGCTGGGCTGTTATGTCCGTAACTGATTATCGCGTCTGGGTCATGCAGGATTAACGGAGGTGAGCACATGACAGACAACACGGTTAATGCCCTGGGCCGGGCGTATGGTATCATGGCGGCGCAGCTCCCCGACATCATCGGGGCGCACTGCCGGGTGCAGACAGCTAATATGTGGCCCATCCGTGGGCTGGGTGAGGGCTTGCGGTATATGATTATTAACCGCAAGCTCACCCCGGAAGTCGATAGAGCCATACGGGACGCGCTGCAAGGCGCAGAGGATATAACCGAGGACGACCACGCGCTGCCGCTCAACCAGCAAGGCATGTGGGAGCTTGCATATATGCAGGGCCGGTGCGCTCCCGTGCTCGGCGACGGCGAGTATTTGCGGGATCAGCTCAAGGCCCGTGGCCTGACGTTGGAGCAGGCCGCCGAGGCCTGTGAGGTAAGCAAGGCCGCCGTGCATTCTTGGTGTGCCGGAATCAAACCGATCCCGCACGCGCGGCGGGAGCTGCTGGCCGAAAGGCTTGGGATAATGATATAAGAGGTACAATATGCGTTATCAGGTTATTACATGGACGAGGGGTGAGGGGCACGACGAGCGGCGGGAGTTTAACACCCTCGCCGAGGCCCGCGCCGCCGCCCGTATCTACCGCCGAGAGTGTGACGGCGTGGGGATATATGATTTCCGGCTGGGGGTCGTTCGGGAGACTTTAGGACGGTTCCCCGATATATGATTGCATGATTTTCACGTTCTGCATGATTCTGTCATCGGGGCCGTACATCAACGCATGATTTGCCGCTTCCAGGGCTTCCCTGGTGCAGCCTGTGTTATAATAGGCAATGGACAGCATATCAAACGGCAGCGGCCCCCACGGGTCAGGCTCGCAAATGTATGATAACGGCCTTTCCCGTATGTTCACGCATGATTCGCCGTAATAGATGCATGATTTCCAGTTTTTAGCATGATACATGATTTTCATCATTTCAAACCATGCTTCACGGTATTCGGGGGCCTCGATTATAGCCCTCTGTAGCCACGCCTCGGCCTCTAATTGTTTTCCCTGTATGATTTTACACCGGGCAATAAAACGCATACTGGCGGCCCGCTCAGGCGGCCACACGGCGCTTCTAAGGGCAAGATGTTTCTCCAGTGTTTCAATGGCCTTACTGTATTCCCGGTGGAACATATATTCGCGGCCTAAGTAATGCATGTTTCGGTCGTTCTCCGGCTCTTCCTTGACCGCCAGCTCCAGAAGCGGCAGATAATTACTCCGGCTTTTCTTCTCATCGGGCCAATGGTCAACCCTCAACGGCAAATCGCAGTATGATTCTTCGCCGTATGATTTCAGCACTTCGTGAACGGGATTCTTCCAGTAGTATGATTTTGTATGAATTTTATCGGCGTTGAATGATACTCCGTCCCTGCCGTATGATTCATGGCTCCAAACATATAAATACCTTCCCCGCGTCCCATGAAAGTTTTTCCGTATGATTTCCGCCCAGCCGGGCTGTATGATTTCGTCCAGGTCGAGGCATACCAACACGTCCGCATCTTGCGGTATGATTTTCAATGATTCATTTCGCGCTACATCAAATCTCCACGGCTGTATGATTTTGGTTTTTACGATGCAGTTGTATGATTTCAGCTTATCAACGGTTTTGTCTGCGCTCCCCGTATCGAGAACGCAGACATAATCAGCTTCTTTTGCCGTCTCATACCACCTGTCAACGAATTTTTCTTCGTCCTTAGCTATGGCATATACAGCTATTTTCATTTTCTCCCCTCAAAAACCAATTGATGAAATAAATCTGCCCTTTCCCCGTTACCTTCGGGGTGCGGGTTATCTTGGTGCTTCCGTCAGGGTTGGCTATAACCGTTTCCTTTATCTCAAAATATCCGGCTTCCATAGCCTTTTGGGTGGGCATATTCCAGTTTTCGCCCTTCTTACATAACCAGCCGTTATCCCTCAACCATGCGAACATTCTGTTAGCCCCTATGGGCTTCCCGTTCTGGCGTATCATCTTTGCAAGCTGTCCCACTAAGCAACTATCGTGTGAGGCTTGCACGGCCTCCGCAAACAGCACTTTGGGGGCGTTGTGTTCTACTGTCGCTTCAAGCTCCTTCCGCCGCTCCTGCTCTTGTTTAAGGGCTGAAAACACCTTTATGGCGTTGGCGGGGTCGGCTATCATCTGTTCTATCGTGGTCGGTGTGGCATACATACCATGTTTACGGATTGAGGGCAGAACTTCGTGAATTATCCACCGCTTGAATGCTCTGGCTTCCGGTTTAGTAGAACAAAGCACAAGATGATAGAGGCCGGATTCATTCACGCCGTTCACTTCTTGTGTTTTTGTGGGGCTTTGGGGGTGGGTTACTTTTAGTAACCCCCTTTCATCCTCATCCAGCCTGTCCATTGCACGGCTCACCTGCTCTAATTCAAGAGCTTTGCATACATCAGACGCCACAAACCACGGTTCGCCATCCTTAATAGTAGTCCTTATCTCTCCAAACTGGTTGTTGTTAAATATCTGTAATTCGTTCATTTTAACTCCTTTCGTCCAAATCTTATTCTTGTTACTGCCATCCTGAATCAAGCATAATTCAGCACCGTCAATCTGAAGCTGCCGTCATTGTACGGCGTGTCGTCAATCTGTACCGATTGAGGGATTAAAAAAGTGGGGACAACACCAAACGTGAAAGACGAGTCGAAGTCGTCGGCGGAGCCGTCCATGTAGACGACCCAAGCGTCGCCAGAGGAGTACCGCGAGGAAAGCCACCAGAGAGCAGCCACGCCGTTGAGGGTCTTTATTCGGCTATTCCTTCCCGTGAATATAGGCCATGCGAAACCTTCGTCCACTCCGTGGTTGTCGCCGCAGCCTACCATGGTCATTGTGGGGGCAAATACTTTCCGTGTTATATCCTCAGCGCCGCTGCCGTTATACAGCGGGATCGTGCTGGGGATAATCAGTTCTTTAAGCTCGTCGGGATAGCTGTTGTATATTTCCGTCATGCGTTTGTCCAGGTCGGAATCGGCGTACTCCGTGCTGTCGCCAAACCAGCACCGGCTGTGTATGTCTTTGCGGATAAACGCAGCTACACCCGCGCCGAAGTAGCCCAGCGTGTAGTCCGCCAACTCGTAGGTTCCATCCTCGCGGCGCTCGGGGATTTTGATGTTGGTTCTGAATGGTAAATCGCTTATTCTCATTGTTTCCTCCTATTCCGGTATGTCTATGTATTTCATCATTCTGTCTATCGCACGTTCTTCGAGGTGTTCTATTGCCTTTGGGGATTTATCCATTTTTACACCTACCCTGGTATTAGACGGCATATCCCGCGAATAGAAATGTTCGTAAAAGTTATATTTCAACTCGATTACCCTTCTCTGGTTCGCGGGGAACTCATCTAATGCGGCATCTATGAACGCCACGAATGACATATCATCGTTTATTCTTTCCAGCATTTCAGCCATTTGCAGATTATACCGCTCCTTTGCCGCCATGAGCTTTATAGCGCTCCGGGCGGTCGGGTCGGTAATGTCGCTGCCGTGCGGCATACCCGATAAAACCTGTGGGCGGATATCTGCTACCGCTTCCATTCTCTCTTTGATGCTGGCTATTTTTTTATCTATTTCTTTCGCGTTTCTCTTGGCTTTCCCCCAACGAACAAGCAACCGCCTGATGTATGCCCGTTGTTCGCGTTTCGTCATTAGTCCCTCCTTAACAATTCATCTGCCGTTATGTTAAAATAATCTGCCAACCATATGATTCTGCTCGCGGTCGGCTCCATGCTGTCCATCTCATAGTGATAAATGGTCGCCGCGCTTATGCCGGTTTCGCGCTCCATCGCAGCCCGCGACTTACCCTTCTTTTCTCGGTACATTCGTATCCTCTGCCCTATCGTCATGTTTCCTCCATACGCCGCAATGGCAGTTAGTTTCCCGACCTTCTCTGAACTCCTTGCAGATACATTTGCTTTCCTCATCCTTGATTATCGCGCAGGGGCAGTATCCGCCCCCGCGCCGTATACACTCCCATATATCAGGCCGCAGTAATTCATAGCTCATTCCGCACCCTCCCATATCAGCGGCCTTCCCTCTGCGTCTACCATTACGCATACGCCGCACTTCTTTAGTTGTAGGTATTGCACCCCTGTTAGAGTGTCAACATATATGTTATACGATAGACCCATTTCCAGTGATTGGAACCTATAAATACCAGCTTCAGCCTTTCCGCATCTGCACAGGGCGAGGGTCAGCAAGGTTAACATTGTTATTGCTATTACTCGTTTCATTTTTCCTCCTTCAGTGGTTCTGGTATCACTTTTTCCCTTTAAACCGTGATACGTATACCAGTTCGCATATAAGCATCAACAACAAAGACAATCCCGCACCAATAACTACTCCTATGATGATGTACTTGACCATTGTTATTCCTCCTTATCCATTTCAGCCAAACACATAGGACAATATTTCAGCGGCTCATGCCAGCAGCCTTCGCATCTTGAACAAATATAATCCACATTTCGTATTGGATAATCCTCTTTTTCATTTTCTATTATCCTTTTTATCCAATATCCATGTTTCTTCTCTATAACATCGGCGGCGGGCAACATCTCTATCGCGGATATTGCACACTCTATTGCGCCGCTATGACAACCGAGCGTCGATCCGCTCGACAGGTCATAATGTTCGAGAATTTTTATCACTTCTTCTCGCTCTATATACTCTTTGCTCATTTATTCTCCGTCCTTTCTGCGTTCAGCCAGTTTTCCATCATTTTCCGGCATTCGCTGGGTTTCAATTCGCCGAGTATTTTCGCCATTTCTATGCATTCGTCAACCACCGGGCATAGTGAGCAATTCATTCTTTTGACAAGTTTAGCCGCCAGCCATTCGGCGGATTGCTGTTTTAGGTATTCGTGGTTAGTCATGCCGCTCACCCCCTGTTTTGTCCATCTTGGCCCCGCAGTTGGGGCAATACTTAAAAGGCGATATCGGTGCATCAATAAGACTTCCGCTGAATCCGCATAGCGAGCAAGTCGGTCTCAACGCCCGCTCAGTCCACTCCCCATGCACCACCGTGGCAACATCGGCGGCAGGAATAGCCCCCATGTGTAAATAGTCCTCTATCACCGCCGCAGCGCAGGGCCAGCCGTAGCAGACCGCGCAATAGTAGCCCTCGGCTATAGCGCCGCTCATAAACTCGTTTTGATTTGGGGTCGGATTATTGGCGCCAGTTTTGAGCTCGACGTATATGCCATGGTAGCCGCCCCGGGCGGCAGGTATAAATACATCGGGTACGCCAGAATGTACCCCCTGCCCTATCAGCCGCGCAGCGGTGCGCTTATCGCGTAAGCCGCCGTTGGGTATGTGGTGGTAGAGCCGCAGGGCCGGGTACTGCGTCCGCATCATCCGCGCCCAGTTGGTCAGGGCGGTCTGGTGCTCGTCCTCCCTGCCTATTACCGGCTGGGCAGGTCGCCATACGGGTATCCCGGCCCGGTTGGGGGTCATGGTGTAGTCTTTCAGCATGTGTCGTCCCTTTCTGTGAGTATTTTTATAATTGTTTTTTCGCGTTCCGTTAGTTCATACCTTATTGCTGCCGCTTTTTCTGCTGCCGCTTTTTCTGCTGCCGCTTTTTCTGCTGCCGCTTTTTCTGATAGTAAAAACCCGCCGCCGAATATCGTTTTGTTCCCTTGTGCATCGAGTTTTCGCACAAACGCAACGCTTTCGGCTTTAATCGCCAACTGGGTGCCATGAGCTGCCATATAATTTAATCTTGCCGCACTTGCAACGTGCGCCGGATACTCATATTTGGAGAGTTGTTTTTGCATATTGTGCGTATTTTCGCCGTCGGCTTGTTTTATCGCCTGGTACAGGTCCGGGGCAACCAGTATTTTAAATTCGCCGAGATTAGTAACGAACGAGGTATTGACTTTTGCCCCGTTGGCGTATGTGATATCTGCACCTGCAATGACGTAGTTATTGTTTGTTGCCCCGCTAAATAACGTCAATGCCGGCGCAAACAAGAAATAACGGATACCTCGATCATTGTAAAAGCGTTGTATGTTTGTAAGTATGGAAAACGGCGGATTGTCGATAACGGCGCAATCATCGGGATAGTCCTCACGGGTATAATCGCCGCCCGGGTAGAAAGGGCGTATAATCTTTGTATTTTCCAGCCCATACCGATTGACTGCCCACGTCTTCACGGTCTCATAAATATTTGGCGGCGTATAGCAGTCGTCAGTCGTTTTTTTCGGCTTAAATTTTTCGGTGAACTTCGCATACTCGCCAGTCATCTCTAACTGGATACCGTTTAGTTTGTTGCTCATATCGTCCATTGTTATCTATCCTTCCAATCGTCCTATGACCAGTAATAGTGATGCTCAACGAGCCATTTGAGCATGGATTGTAGTTCGGCCTTTGTCACACCATTGAGGGTTTCTAAATGGGCAATCTTCCATATGAGGGTGATTTTCTTTCCGGCGGGTACGCTGTCGGCCTTGACGTACTCTCCAAAATCCCTAAAGCCCTTTTTGTTCCGCAATGGCACTACTCTTGTATCCATGCGCTCTTGGCTCCACAGTTCAGGCTTGCTCATTGTTGCCCTCCAATGCCTTTTCAGCCTCTTCGCGGGTGCGGTAATAACCTCGTCGTAACTTCCCGTCATCAGTAAGTAAATACAGACGGAATGTATTTTTTTCAATAAACAAATTTCTGTATTCGCACCCTTTACACATCCTTTTTGTTCCGCAATCCCCGGGGAATGTACAATCATCAATAACTTGATATACTCTGTCCCCCACCTTACACGGCAACCGTACAAGCAAACCTTGTTCTTCCATATCCTCATACTCGGCAAGACGATCGATGGCTTGTTGTGCCAGTTCTTCACGTTCTCTGGCTCTTGTGATGTTATCGTCTTGCTTCAAAATCCATTTTCCGTCTTCTTTAAAAGTCAGTCTGTTCATTTTGCCCTCCTGTTCCATGCTTCGATTGCTTGTCGGGAGATCGCTGTTTTAGGTATTCGTGGTTAGTCATGTTTCCGTCTCCTTTCAAGGTATTCTTCTTTGTTAATTTCTTCCCAACTGTCGGGAGTTTCCTTGAAAAAGCGTTCGATAGTGTCCTTTTCGCCGTCAGGTTTCACTACATACCAAACTCCAATAGTGTCAAAATCACCATTCTTAGGATCACTTAGCCACTCGGTGCAGTAAGCCACGAAAGGTTTCGCCGGTGGATAATACGGCATAGTTATGGGGTATTTCTCGTGAATAAGGTTGGAAATGAAACCATTTCTCCATGTATTATGAGGGTCGTTTTTGTTTACACAAATAACTCGGTCTACATCTATATACTTTACTTTTCCATCTGGGTATACATCTTTGAAAAAAGAGCTCATTCGTTCGCATTGGTAACTGGTTTTGCCATCGTAACTTGATTCCCTTCCCCACACATCGGGCGTATCTTCAATAGGTGTCAGCGGCTTTCCGTCAATCAGGCGATTTAGAATATTCTTCGTGAATCCGATACTCATTCCACTATGCCCATCCTCAGCGAGGCTTTGAAGTGCCTTATATGCACTCTCATAGCAAGCACACCCATAGTCCCACTCATCGGCGTTTTTATCGCCACGTTCCTGTGCGCAAGCGATTTCAATTTCTCTTTTTGCCCATTCTGTTATGTTCATTTTATTTCCTCCTCACTTTCTGCGTATGCTCGCCCTCATTTTAAGATTTTCATTTTCGGCTATTTCTACCGCCCATTCAAGGGCGGCTACAATAGCGCCTTTTTCGCTTAATTCTTCCCACGTATGTCATTCCTCGTTACCGCCTTTCAACATCAGTTCCGCCAAATCGCAAGCCGCCAGATATGTCTTCTCGTGAATTGTTCCGGCGTGTACTTTTTTAACCCGCTCCTTAAATGCCGCTATATCCGAAAACCAACACCCGGCACGGACAAACATATTGCCGTTTTCATCCACATAGAAATAGGCCTTTCGGTTTTCGCTGCCTATTCTATCCACGGCAACATACCGGCCATCTTTTACAGCTCCATTTTCGAAGCTGCAACACTCGCCAAAGCTGCAACACTCGCCAAAGCTGCACCACTCGCCAAAGCTGCAACACTCGCCAAAGCTGCAACACTTGCCAAAGCTGCAACACTTGCCAAAGCTGCACCACTTGCCAAAGCTGCAACACTCGCCAAAGCTGCAACACTCGCCAAAGCTGCACCGCTTGCCAAAGCTGCACCACTCGCCAAAGCTGCAACACTCGCCAAAGCTGCACCGCTCGCCAAAGCTGCACCACTTGCCAAAGCTGCAACACTCGCCAAAGCTGCAACACTCGCCAAAGCTGCACCGCTTGCCAAAGCTGCAACACTTGCCAAAGCTGCACCGCTTGCCAAAGCTGCAACACTTGCCAAAGCTGCACCACTCGCCAAAGCTACACCCATCACCAAAGTAGCACCCATCACCAAAACGGCAATGCTCAATAAAGCGGCACTGTGCACCAAAGAGGCAATGCCTATCAAAGACGCAATACTCCCCAAAGTCTTTTATGGCGATATAATCCCCAGCAGGGCATATCTTGCGACCATACTTATCTACTTTAAAGTTGTCAAAATCCGCTTGCGTGTACTTTATCATCGTTCTCTCCTTTCTTGTCCGTTTCCATTAAATCAAACAATCTGCCGCCGTTGTCCTGTAACACCTGATAAATACCCTTTGCGAACATTTCTATCACCGCTTCTTCATTCTTAATCTCCAACCCTGCGTGCTGTCGAATACCATGCAGAATCTCATGTAACAGGGTTTGACATCGTTTTTGATGGCCGATGCTGTCTGTGGCCGATAGCTCAATCTTGCAGTTGTCATAATCAATATATCCATATGCAAGTTGGTTTCCATACTGTAGGTTTTCTACGTAAGAAATGGCATACTCCACGCCACCAATGCGTACGCTCTCAGGTATTTTCACTGCTCATTTTCTCCTCTGCTTCCGTACATGTCATTCTTCCCTCCAACAATTCACTATCAGTTTGCTTACGCCCTGAATAGGCAGCTCCTTCAAGATTTGCCTTAACCGGCAGTTGTTTTTCGCCCCGTCACAGCAAAAGCACTCGTTTTTTGTGGCGGCATCGGCAAGGTCGGCTAAATCGTCATAGCTCATCACCCAATAATTTTTACTCCGTCCGGCGGGGCTTTTAATGCCTATCTGTATGTCGGTCAAATCTAACTGCTTTTTCAGCGTGATAAGCTGCTCAACAGGTATCGTATCTATCAACGCAGTATTGATTTTCTCAATATTGCTCTGCGCCAATCGGAAATTTCGCCAGCCGTTAGGAATACGGTCTACCAGCCGATGATACTTTTCTTCGTACACCTTTAAGATATTTTCAACGGCGTACAGAGAAGCAAATAATTCCTTTCCTTCTGCATTTATCCTTGTTCTTTCCATATCCGCCCCTCTACTCTGCCTAATTTATAGGCTTTCCAGTCGTCCCAATCCCCGAATATTGTCTGCATCTGCCACAGCATAATTTCCACGTCCGCGCACTCTTCGAGGATTTTCTTCCTGCTGCCTTGACCGTTCACCCACTTACTAAGTTCAACGGCAAGCTCGTTCAGCTCCTCAACGGCTTTAATGGCTTGATGCTTTGCGCCGTAATGGTCTACTATTTCGCTGTACTTCATCGTTGCTCCTGAATAATTCGTCCGCTTCGTGAATAAGTAATTGCTTACCGTCAACCCTTGCCCTTAAAAGTGCGCCCTGCATCGTCATCCGGGTGTAGTATTTCTTCGCCGCTTTGAGAGTGGTAAAGATAATTCTCTTTTCCATCGTGGATTTCGTAAAACTCATACGCTTGCAGTTTCATAAATCCCCCTCTTGATTCTTTTTCGTACTGTAAATTCTGATATTCCAGCCTTCTCAGCCATTTCCCTTACCGTCAACTTTTCTTCGCCTTGCTGTACATAAACCCTGCAACCTGTCTCGTCCTTTTTCCATCCGCCAAGTATAACGGGCATTCTCTGACGTGGTAGCTTCCACCATCCCAGCCGCTGTTATCGCGACAGTTTATCGTTGTCGGTCTTGCGTTCCAGCCTTTAACGGGTATCCCGTCTTGGCGGCTCCAACTGCACCCTAAACCGGGTTTATTTGTCGCTCTCAGGCACGTCCAACATAGCGTTTGCTTCATACAACCTCAAAAAATCCTCCGCTTGCATAGTTACTAACCATTTTTCGCGGCTCCTTCGGTGGAACACCGCCGGTATAAGCTCCGGCTTTGCGTCGCGCTTCGCCTGCGCCATCCATTCATGGATTTTTGTCGTTTCGCAACGTTTACACTCAACGTGAATCCCCGGTAAACCTATCACGTCCGATGCGTCCCCCGTTTGTCCGCAGTATTGGGAAGTGCGCCGGGCATTGAACCCGTATTCACGGAACAGGGCGGCAAGCTCCCGTTCTCCGGCTTTGCCTTTTTCTCTCTGCGCCTTACTCATCCCAGTGTATATCCCAGCCGTTACCGTTATCAGTGAAGGTCAATACGGTAACGCCATTAACACTTACAACGGCTTTTCCGTCTTTCATGTTGTCTAACACGCTCTGGAATATGGTTTGCGTTATCCACTTTTCGAGTTCTTCTGTCATAGTTCCTCCCATTTCACAATTTCATCCTCGTACAGAAAATACTTTCCGTACCATTTCACGCTTAGTTCCCCGGTTCGCCCGTTTCGGTTCTTCGCCACGATGATGCTCGCGTCCTCGCTTTGCGGGTCGGGGCGGTGAAGGAATAACACCTCGTCTGCGTCCTGCTCTATGGCTCCCGATTCCCGCAAGTCCGATAGTCTCGGCCTTCCATCGTTCCGGCCTTCTATCGCCCTGTTGAGCTGGCACAGAAGAACGACAGGGGCATTCAGTTCCTTCGCCAGAAGCTTTATTTTTCGGCTTATGTCGGATACCTCGTTTTCCCGCGTGCGGTTCCGCAGGCTGGATTGTATTAGCCCCAAATAGTCAATCGCAATCAGGTCTAATTCCCGTTCCTGTTGCTTTATCGCGTAGCATTGTGACCTTATTGCCTCCACGGTATAGGCATTATCCGACAGATACAGCCTTGTCGCGCTCAGTTTGCTTACGGCGTTCTGTATCCTGTCAACCGCTTCCTGACCGCCGCTAAACATTTCATCACGGCTGCACTTCGCATAGCTGATGATTGCCCTTTGAAGCACGTCCTCCCTCGGCATTTCCAGCGAAAACACCGCTACAGTCCTGTCGAACAACGCCATATTCACGGCTATATTCATGGCAAGTGAGGTCTTGCCTACTGACGGTCTGGCTCCGATGATGGTTAAATGCCCTCTTTTCAACCCGCCTAATGTCTGATCGAGAACCTGAAACCCCGTTGTAAGCCCCTCAGCGCCGTTTATAAGCCCATATAGGGCCGCGTCAAGGTCTTTCCCTACCCTGCTTACTTTACGCCCGCCACGCGCCCGTACAGCGTCTATAACGCCCTGCATACGGTCAAGGTATCCCTCGTCCTTTCCCGATTTCATGTCCTTGACCACTTCCCGCAGTCCCGAAATGGCGTGTCGCTTCCTGGATTCCTCCAGCACCACCTTAATGTGATAATCAACATTTGCTGCTGATACAGTGCCGGTCACTAATTCCGTGATGTACTGTATCCCTCCGGCCCTGCCGCCCAGCTTGTCAGCTACCGTTACGGGGTCTACCGGCTCGTTTGCGTTGAAAAGGGCAAAGATAGCGGAAAATATCTCTTGGTGTTCCGGCCTCTCAAAATCGTCAGGTCTCAATTCCCCGCATATTCTCTCTAAAGCCTCACGACCGAGAAGTGCAGAACCTAAAACAGCTTTTTCGGCAAGCACAGTTTCTCGTAGACCGGATTATCCCATGATGAAGCGCAGGGGACTTCATCCTCCCAACGCCTTTGGTTCAAAAACGTTGCCGGATGAGGGATATATTGCCCATTGTCTTTTTTCCATTGCGGAGAAGCAGCATAGTCTTTTACTGCCGTTACGATCTTCTCCTGCAATTCCTTTGGCGGGTTCAGTTTCTTCCACGCTTTCACAGCGGTTTCTTTCGCGGTGTGACGTGGATACACTTTCCAGAAAACATCAAAGCCATCACAAGGGGGTATGGGGGTTATCCCATTATTGTCTTCTGTCTTATGTCTTATGTCTTCTGTCTTATGTCTTATGTCTTTAGTAGGCTTAGCTTTGCTTTCGTTTGCTTCATTTTGCTTAGCTTTGCTTTCGTTTGCTTCATTTTGCTTAGCTTTGCTTTCGTTTGCTTCTGCTGGTTTTCCGCCTTTCGCGCCGTTTTCCGACCTAATAGCGGATATTTCAGCCTCTCGGTCTATTATTGCCTTGAATATCGGAAACACAAGGCCCTCTCTTCCTCCGTCTTCAGGTATCAGGCCTGACCGCGCATATTCCAGTATGGCGATAAATAGCCTGCCTTTTTCAGCATCAGAAAGAGCGGATGTTTGCTCTATCCAGTCGTAATAGGCCTTGACGTAGCGTTTTGCCATTTTTACCCCCTTATTCGTTCGTTCAGCACGTCCCTTAACCTTCTCATGTCATCCGGCGCGAAAGAGATTGATTTTTTAATCCGATTCCCCCGTTTGTCCCATAGCCCTAACACATAGAAGGGCTTGTAGGTGTCTGGGTATGCCATGAGATAGATTTCTATCGACCAGCCATCACCCTCGCCTATCGTGGCGAGGCGGCTTTCCGTTACGTACTCCATGACTAAAAGGGTAAAGGCTCATCGTCTATTTCGGTAAACCCTGCCGGAGTGTCCGTTTTCTCTCTCGGCGTGAGAAATTCAACGTTTTCCGCTGTGATTTCGGTTATGTACCGCTTGTTCCCATCCTTATCCTCATAGCTCCTGTTCTGTATCTCACCTTCTATGAGGACTTTACGGCCCTTTGAAAGGTACTTCCCGCACAACTCGCCCAACTGCCGCCACACTACTATATTGAGATAGTCAACAGGGGGTTTACCGTCAGTGCCTTTGTATCTGCGCTGTACCGCTATCGTAAAGGTGCATACGCTTGTTCCGCTTGTGGTCGTTCTTAGTTCCGGGTCTTTCGTCAGGTTTCCGGTCAATATTGCTTTATTCATTTTTCCACTTCCTATACGTTAGTTTTTCTTCGTCCCAATCGGGGTACTTTGCCATGAGATACGCTCTCAGCTTTTTTCTAAGCTCCGGCCTCCTCTCTGAATTATCATAGTCCCTATGGCACTCAGGACACAGTGTAACGATGTTTTGTTCTATCCCCTTACCGTTATGGCTTCGCGGGATAAAATGCGCCACAGGGCTTCCTGTGCGCCCACAGAGGACGCATAGCTGATGGTCTCTCTCCCATACCCGCGCTTTGACCTTCGGGGGTATCTCACACGCCCTGGTTCGCTTGCTTTTCATTTTGTGTTCCCCCATTCTCTGGATAGCTGCCCTTCGAGTATCCTTATCTTTAGCTTCTGCGCGTTTATCGCTTCCACCGCCGAATCATATAGGCTCTCGGCTATGTCCCGTTCCATTCTCAGCTTGGCAATCTCTTCTTCGCCCCTGGCAATGTCCAGAAGGTGTGTTACCGGCTGCCCCTCGGCGCGGAGGACGGTAAGCCTTTTAGATAACGCCATTCTGTACTCGCGCTCCGTTTCGGCCTTTTTCCGTCCTCGCGGCTTAAGCTCCTGCACCGCCCTATCAAGTAGGGTTTGCTCTGTCATTATTTCGTCCCACAGCTCCATTTAAGCCCCCTTTGCGTTCAGCTTGTCGAGCGTGGTGTTTAACTGCTCCCGCGTCATATTCCACACGTCCACGCCGTAGTTCTTTTTTGCCGCTTTATTGGCTAAGTCCACGCTCCCCTTACACAGGGCTATAACTTCTTCCTGCATGGCCTTTATCTCAGGATCAGAGGAAAATGTGTCGTAAACATTGGGCTTGAATTTCGAGCGGGATGGAGACGTTGCATAGGTTTCTGTTTCTGACTGGGCAAACTCATCACTCTCGCTATCGGACATTATTCCAGAGTAAGCGAATTTTGAAAGTTTCAACACAACGCGGTCAAACAACCTCTTATACGCCATGGCGTATGGATAAGCGTTGCTACAGTTTTTGTCGCTTACCTCGCCCACTTCGTAAATACCCTGTTCATCATTGCAATAACTGTATACCAGTGAGTTTTTATATCCGTCCTTGTCAAAAAACACACAAGAAGGAGTAAACTTGCTTTCAAGACAGTCATTGATCTTTAAACACCCGTTGTGGCTGATTATTAGGCCGCTGTACGCCATCTTGTCCTTCTTCGCGGTGAGATTCATCAGTATCCAGAAATCAGCCTCCGCAAGGCCATATTTGCCGCTATTGATAGCTTCTATTGCCTTTTCCTTTGCGGCAATATACTTGGGGGATTGCCATACCGGCTTATCTCCATCTTTTGTATGTTCTACAGTCTTTTCGTTAAACATGCTCCCCTCACTTTATCTGCAAATTCTGCTTTACAACGATTTCCGCGCCTTCTGCCGTCCCGCCGGATTTCAGAAGCTCCTTTATCGCCGTTTTGTTAGGCACGGGGGGCTTATAGGTCAGAAGCTCGTCATGCCCCTGCGCCGCCCACTTTATAAAGGCTTCCTCGTTTACCTCGACGCTTTCTGACTTTCTGAATGTCAGCTTGTTCCGCTTACTTTCAAACTTTTCCTTATTGGATAGCTGCATCTGCGTTGCAAGGTAGCCTTTAAGCCACTCGGCCTTATTGGCTTTAGCCTTGGCTCTGGCGGTGAGGTTGTCGGCTTCCTCCTTGATGCTCTTTGCCTCTGCGGCAAGGTTCTTTATCATGCAGGCTACGTTGTCAATTTTGTCATCGAGCTGCATATCAAGGCTTTCGAGTGTGTCATACACGGCTTCTTCGGGTATCTCTCCACGGTCAACCGCGTCCATAAAGTCATTGAGATTCTTCGCTATGTCGTAAAGTGACATCATCTCGCCTCCTGTTTCAAAAGATTAGGGTCATATCGGTCATAGTAGGTATCCTCGAACGGTTTATAGGTTTTAGCTAAAAGGTACTGCTCCATTACTCACCTTCCTTTTCCAGCCTCTTGTCTATCTCGTTACGGTAAAGGGCTTTCCATAGGTCGCGGTCATGCCGCACTTCGGCAAGCTGTTCCGCAAGCATGACGATTATTTCATCTTTTGTCATTTCGCTTTCCTCCTTGGGATAATCAGTTCTTTTGATATGTTTTTAGCTCATTCACTCCACTTGCCTGGCGTTAAGCTTGCCGCGCTCGATCAGTTTGTATATTTTGCGCCTGTCGATGCCCAGCCGCTCCCTCGTCTCATGCGTTGTCAGCCACTCGCCGTCCACTTCGACGATCCACTTCTTTTGTATACGCGGCGGCTCACTTTTCCCGTCCGGTAAAAACAGCGGGCAGGTGCGGATGACGTAGGACTGTATAATTGTCGTGTAGTTTTTGCCGTGGTAATAGTCGCTGCTCTTCAGCGTTGTCTCCGTTGCCTCCCAGCCCTCAACGGGTTCGGGATCGGCGTAGCGAGACCAGCTACAGCCCATGCCCGGCGCGTTGGTCGCCCTCCGGCAACGCCAGCACAGGGTTTGTCCGGTTGTGCACGCTTCCATACCTATCTCCTTTTGCGGGGTGCAAAGGCGTATCCCGCCATGCACCCGATGAAAAACAACGGTATGCCCCAGCTAAAAAATGCTCCCCACATATTTACCTCCTTATTTCCCGTTAAGTTTTTTCCTGATTGTCCGCGTTACGCTTTCGTGAAAATACCCGTTCACATCAAACCGCGTTCTTTCCTGCTTCCTTTTCTCCTGCCGCGCCATTATATCGGCGACAAACTTTTCTCTGCTTACCACGGCTCACCTCACATAGTACCCGACGCAGTTGTCATATTTGTGCTTCCGCTTGGCTTGCAGTTCAAGGCTTTCATCGTCCTTTACCATTGCCGCCATGCTCCGTACCAGCACCAGCGGCGAACCCTCATGTGTGCCTTGGAGCCGCCCGTCCTTGAGCATGGCATAAACCGTCTTGGGGTTTACGTTCAGCAGCTTCGCCGCCTGAATGGGCGGTACATACTCGCCGTACATCTTCACCATGCGTTCCTCCAGCGCCTCGACGCTGTTTATGCGCTCGTCCACGGCGGCGGTTATCATGTCCCGCAGGAGTTTGTTAAAATCGTTCATGGCTTTATCTCCCTGAATACGCAGTATTAACTTTCCCGTTCCTTATCTGTCGCACAAATGAAAGAATCAGGTCTGTCCTTGTGCTTTAATCTTGCGATTATTACCCAGCCGCCGCTAAGTAGCTCGGCGGCTTCTTCTATGTCCTTTGCTTCTCTTACTTGCCTTATACACCAGTAGATTTGATTCATCTTCATTACCTCCTAAATAAAAACCTTTCGCAGCTCTCCCCCGGTATTCGGTGCTTTATCCGTCCGTAAGCGCAATGCCCGCAGTTTACGGGGCTATATGCGCCGCAATAGTAGGTGTAGTGCTGGTAGTAGTGCTGACAGTTGGCGCAGACTGGTTCCCGTTCCCCTATGCTGTATTTCATGATGTAACCTCCATTTGCTTTGTGATATAATGAGTAATTAACTTATTCCACGGGGCATTAGGAACGATTTGTTCCTACACCCATTATATCGGAACGATTTGTTCCTGTCAATATAATCTGGAGGCTTTTATGGACTTTTGCAACAATCTCAAGCGTTTTCGTTTGGCAATGGGCTGCACTCAAAAGGAGATGGCTGCCTACTTGGGAATTACTGAGCGCGGCTATCGCAATTACGAGATCGGCGCACGGGAACCTTCCCTTTCTGATTTGGTGAGGATCGCGGATAAACTCAATGTTTCACTTGACGCTCTCGTTGGCAGAGACTCTCCGCAGGATTCTTTGGTGGATGCTGAATAAATCTTCTAAGTCGTCCCAAATCTCAAAATCTCCGTCTCGCGTTCCCGATTCTATGTATCTGTAATACCGTTCAGATATCCCCAAGTATTCCGCTACCGCTTGCTGGGTCAGCCCTTTGCTTTTTCGGGCGGCTTGCAGGTTTTTCCTCATAGCTTTATCCCTTTCCTTGGAGGTATTTATGTCCCCAAACGCTGAAACTGTAACGCTTTCCATGTACTATGCTTATAAGGCTCGCGCCGCAGAGGGTATGCCTCTCGATAAGGCTATTACCTTCGGCCTGGATTTCCCCGGCTTGCGCCCCGTGTTAAACGAGCTTGTGCGCTTCGGGGTGGTTCGCTCAAATACCATAGATACCGTACAGCTTTCCTTGTCATTTATTAGCCATCTGGACAACGAGAGTAAGCAACGCGCCCAAAAAAGAGCTAAGGAGAACGAGAATGACGCCAAGGCGAATGTAGAGCAGGTGAAGCAGTGGCGTCACGAATGGCGTATCGCACTTGTTTCCGCTTGCGCAAGCTCTATACTCACGCTCCTTATCGAGCATTTCACTGAAATACTCGTCTTTATAAAGGAATTTTTCCGTTAAGCTCTTGCGTTTCATCGTTTCCCCCTCATGCCGTCCGTTCATCGGCAGCCCCACCCTTTCGACAGATTGTGATAAATACTTTTCCACGGTTCGGGGAGAGGGGTAATAAAGCCGCCGCTGACGGTCACGTCCCCTACAAGCTCTACCTCGATTACGGGGGGCTTCCCTGCTTCGTGGGTGATGGTGTACTTTCGTACAATATCGCTTACCGATATGCCGTTAATGGTTATTTCTCCGCTTGTGTCGTTTGTTTTGATTTCAACGTGGTTGTTCATCGTTTCCCCCTCATGCCGTCCGTTCGTCAGCTTTAAATAGTGTGTCTTTGTCTATGTCGGGGAAAAATTTGCTTTGAATCAAACAGGCCTCCGTCCATTTAAAAGGCGATTTCCCGTCTATTTTGTGGTTAAGGGCTGTTTGTGTTATCTCAAGTTCAGATGCAATCACAGATTTTTTAATGCCGCGTTCCGCAATCTTTCCCCGCAAAAAGCTGTAAGCCATAAGCGTTCCCTCCTTTCAAGTACCATCGTTGGAACTTATATGTGTATTATAGTGCCATTAATTGAACATGTCAATAGTGTCTGCTATTTTTTTGTACCTTTTATGGAACTTTTTTATTGCACAAACAAAAGAAGTGTTATATAATGAGGGCGCAGAAGGAGGTTGTGGAAAATGGCACCCAAATTGGATAATATAAACGAATTACGGAAAATGCGTGGGCTTACTGTCGAAGCACTTGCGGAATCCGCAGGCGTGCCGATTAGCACGGTTAAAAAAATTTGCGCCGGAATTACCACAAATCCTAACCTTGAAACGGTAAAAGCTATTGCACGTGCGTTGAACTGCCCACTCGACAGCATAAGCGGTAATGAGGAAAGCGTAGACAGTGTACGAGCTGACTTTATAGCTTTGTTTGACACTCTGAGTGAAGAAGATCGCGCTGATGTTGCTCGTTACGCAGAGTTTTTAAAATCAAGGCATAATAATAAAGGATAGCAGTTTCGTCTTTGTTTAATCCATCAAGAATATGCGTTGTCATTTGTCTTACCTCCAAACATTTGTTCTGTTTTGATAATATCATAACTTCGGTAAATAAAAAGGGGTGATTTTATTGAGAGTACCATAATAGGGACTGCGCTCAACGATGTTGCACAAATCGTGCCGCAAATTTTAATCGGCAGGGGCGATTTCTCACCCCCGCCTAAGACGGTGGAGAAGCATCGGGGAACCGTCCTGAATAAAGCATAGCATTTCTGCCGCTCTAATCAATACTCATAAATATAGTATTCGCTAACATTCTTGTTTTTTCGCCATACATAAATGAAGAAGGTGATACCCATTGATGTTGTACGAGAGTTTACGGGCCATGAAGGGCAATATGACGGCGCAGCAGATAGCGGACAAAAGCGGCGTACCCGTTGCAACGGTAAACCGTGTGCTTCAGGGCTTAACGGAAAATCCGGGGTTCGATACGGTCTACAAGATAGTAAAGGCCATGGGCGGGAGCCTGAACGATCTGGACGAGGACGGCGCAGGAGAGACGGAAGGATTGACGCAGTTATATGAGAGAGGGTTAGATTACAGGGAACGGAAGATAAAGAAGCTGGAACGCACGATAATGATAATAGCGGTATTTACTTTTATTGTTATGGCGGCGGTCATAGGAATGCTGGTATATGATATGATGCACCTCGATAAAGGGTGGATAATAAAATAAATAATCCCCCGTGCCGAATAGAGGGCGGCAACAGGGGACAAGGCGGATGCTTCTCCGCCTCCGATTTTAACACAAAAGGGAGGTTTTGGCAATGGCAAAGCAGAGCGACGGCAGATACCGGGCAAAAGTCACCGTCGGGCGGGCTGACGGAAAGAGCATAGTCAAGTACGTTTCCGGGCGCACAAGGAAGGAGCTGGAGGCCGCAAAGGAGGCCGTAAAGCAGGAATACATAACCGGCAGGAGTACGCCGGAAAACGCCGTTTTCGGGGCGTATGCCGTGCAATGGTATGAGATATATAAGAAGCCGAACATAGGCGCATCGGCGCAGAGCAGCTATAAGACCGCGCTGAATCTGCACATACTTCCTGTTCTGGGGAATAAGCGATTGACGGCAATATCTACAATGGACTTGCAGGAGCTTATCAACTCAAAGGCGGATACCTGCGCCACTATAATAGAGAACGTATTCCATATATTAGAATCAGTATTCAAACAGGCGTATTCAGAAGGGATAATACAGCGGGATATAACTGTCGGCCTGATCAAGCCCTCAAAAGAAAAGTCAAGCCGCCGTGCGCTGACGGAAGCGGAGGAAGAAGCGGCAAAGAAGTTGATGCAGGAGGAAAACGGCCTGCTGGTGGCATTGCTATACTATACCGGAATGAGGCTCGGTGAAGCCCTCGGCCTGCAATGGGAATGTGTAGATTTCAAGAAGAAGATCATACACGTCCGGCAGCAGGTCAATTTAAGGAAGGGCACGATAACCCCGCCCAAGACGAAGGAGAGCATACGGGATATACCCCTGCCGGACGAGCTGGCGGAAATGCTCGTGCGGGGATTCCCACAGGCGTTTGTGTTCCCTTCCCCCGATGGAACGTACTACCGCAATTCCTCTTCAAATAGGCTATGGCGTTCGCTGATGGAGCGCATGGCAGAGTTGGGGCCCGACATAGAAACGAGAGAGGACGGTTCCTCTATCCTCACGCCGCACTACTTCCGGCATAATTACGCCTCCATACTCTATAATGCCGGCGTTGACGTGCTTTCCGCGCAGAAATTCCTCGGCCATGCCAACGTAAAGGTAACGCTTGAAATTTATTCACACCTTTCAAAGGAAAAAGAGGACGCAAGCGCGGGCGCAGTTATAGACGCTTTCAAAAAAAGGTTGCCAGAAAGTTGCCAGGGCAAAACCACAAAATGAACACAAGTAATCAAAAAAGCCCTAAATACCTAAGAAAAACGCCCGTGCAACACGAGCGTTTTT